ATACTGCTATGGAGAGATCATACGAGTGGTATTTATCAGGACCCAGACAACGATTACAACCAGGTGGTTCCATATTATTAGTTATGACTAGGTGGGCTGAAGATGACCTTACTGGTAGACTGATCAAGGCTCAGTCAGAACCTAAAGCAGACAAATGGAAATTAATTTCATTTCCAGCAATTTTAGATTCAGGGACTCCTGTTTGGCCAGAGTATTGGAACCTAGAAGAATTAGAAAAAGTAAAAGCTTCGTTAAGTATTAGGAACTGGTCTGCTCAATACATGCAGAATCCTACATCTGAAGAAGGTGCAATTATAAAACGAGAATGGTGGAGACCATGGAAGCATGAAGACATTCCAAATCTACATCACGTAATACAAAGTTATGATACGGCGTTTAGTAAAAAGGAAACTGCCGATTATTCTGCTATTACTACTTGGGGAATATTCCAACCTAAGGAAGATCAACCTTATGCAATGATATTACTAGATGCTATTAAGGGTAAGTTTGATTTCCCAGAGTTAAAGAACATAGCATTTGAACAATATAAATACTGGCAACCTGAAACAGTACTTATTGAAGCCAAGGCATCTGGTCAGCCATTACTACAAGAGTTTAGAAGAGCGGGTATACCTGCTGTAGATTTTAGCCCTAACAAAGGAAATGATAAGTTTACTAGGATTAACTCATGTGCTCCTTTATTTGAAGCGGGTAATGTTTATTATCCAGAAGGCGAAAAGTTTGCTATGGATGTTATTGAGGAGTGTGCTGCATTTCCCCATGGTCAGTATGACGATTATGTGGACAGTACTACTCAGGCCGTGTTAAGATACCGACAAGGTAGCTTTATCAGTACATATATGGATTATATAGATGAGGAGCGTCCGCCAAAAGAATATAAATATTATTAGGAGATAATCATGACACCAAAACAAAGAAGACAACAAGATATATTTAAAAGAAAAACTAAAGAAATTTCTGATCGTGTAAAAGATTTTAAAGGTAATATTTCAGAAAGAGAAAGAGAATCTCTTGGAGAACAAATGCCATCTATGATTGGTATGGGTACTGAAGACATTAAAGGAAGTATGTCTGAAGCAGAAAGAAGAATGATGCAAGACAATATGCCAGAAATGAAAAAAGGTGGTATGACTAAGGCTCAAAAAAAAGTTGGCACAGTCATGAAAGAATTCAAAGCAGGTAAATTACATTCAGGTAAAAAAGGACCCGTTGTAAAAAGCTCTAAACAAGCAATCGCAATTGCATTATCAGAAGCTGGTAAATCTAAAAAGAAGATGATGGGTGGTATGATGAGCGATGGTGTTTCTAAAAAAGGAATGGGTGTAGAAAAAAGAATGGGTGGCGGCATGATGAGTGATGGTGTTGCTAATAGAGGCTCAGGTATAGAAATGAAAAGCAAAGGCGGCATGGTCCGTGGACAAGGTGCAGCGATTAGAGGAACTAAGTTCAAAGGCATATTTTAATTATGGCTGGTGATAAATATTACAAAGCAGAACGAGCAAGACAAGCTCAATTTAAAAAATCAGAAGAGGCTATGAATAAAAAATATAAACAAGTCACTGATGATGAAACTGTATTTGAATATTTAAATAAATTACGTCCAGAAGATTCTACTAGAGAATATAATCCAGTTGAACATTATAAAGGTGGTGGGATTGCCAAAGGTTGTGGCAAAGTAATGAAGGATAGAAAAAAAGTCACTAAGATGTATTAGGGGATATTATGCGTGCAATGAATTCTTTAGTTAGAAAACTGCTTAATCAATTTAAAGGTAAAGTAGGTACACCAACAAGTACAGATTTAAACAGATCGCCTAGACAAGTAAGTATTAACGAACCAAGAACTACTACAATGTCTAATGCTTCTGCAAAAGGAGAATCTTCACCAAGATTTTTTGCTTTGCAAAAAGGTGGATCTGTGGTAGCTAGAGGCAATAAGTTAGCAAAAAGTAAGCCGACTAAATTATATTAAAATATGGCAATTGAAGATAACAATCCAATAGGAGAAATAGATCCTTCCGTTGTGCAAACAGATATGTCTGTTCCAGCAGAACCAGTAGATATTCAAGTTGAAGGACAAGAGATCCCAGTTGAAGAAGACCCTAAAGAAGATTTCTATCGTAACCTTGCAGAAGACATGGATGATAGAATGTTGGGTAAGATTGCCTATACATTAATAAGCGATTACAAAAGAGATAAAGAATCTAGACAAGATTGGGAACAAGGTTATGTTAGTGGTTTAGATCTACTAGGATTTAGATACAGAGATCAAACAAGACCTTTTCAAGGAGCATCAGGAGTAACACATCCATTACTTGCAGAAGCAGTTACACAATTTCAAGCACAAGCTTATAAAGAATTATTACCATCATCAGGTCCAGTAAGAAGCCAAGTCATTGGAGAAGATACACAAGAAGTTGAGAATCAAGCACAACGTGTAGAAGACTTTATGAACTACATGTTAATGGACAAGATGGAAGAATACACTCCAGAGTTTGATCAGTTATTATTTTATTTACCTTTAGCAGGATCTGCATTTAAAAAAATTTATTATGATGAACTTATGGGCCGTGCGGTATCTAAGTTTATACCAGCAGAAGATTTAGTAGTTCCTTACTATGCAACTGATTTAAAAGAATGTGAAAGAATTACACATATAGTTAAGATGTCTGAGAATGATATTCTTAAAAAACAAGAAGCTGGTTTTTATAGAGATATAGAATTACAAGAAACAAATCCTAATGAAAGTGATATTCAAAAGAAGTATGACGAATTAGAAGGAACTAGTTCTCCAGGTAACAATATAGATTTCCAATTTAATATTTTAGAAATGCATGTTGATTTAGATTTAAGTGAATTTGAAAAAACATCTAATGATAAAGATAAGAACGTTAAGATTCCATACATTGTAACTATTGATGAAGGTTCACAAAAGATTTTATCTATTTATAGAAACTGGGATGAGCAAGACGAATTAAAAATTAGAAAAGATTACTTTGTACACTTTAAGTTTTTACCAGGTTTAGGATTCTATGGTTTTGGTTTAATACATATGATTGGTGGATTATCTAGATCTGCTACTCAATCACTAAGACAATTATTAGATGCAGGTACATTAGCAAACTTACCAGCTGGATTTAAAGCAAGAGGTTTAAGAATTAGAGATGATGATCAACCATTTCAACCAGGTGAGTTTAGAGATGTAGATGCACCAGGAGGAAACATTAAAGATCAATTCCAGTTACTTCCATTCAAAGAACCAAGTACAGTTCTTTATCAATTAATGGGTTACTGTGTTGAAGCTGGACAAAGATTTGCAGCCATAGCAGATTTACAAGTTGGTGATGGTAATCAACAAGCTGCTGTTGGAACTACAATTGCATTATTAGAAAGAGGCTCAAGAGTAATGTCGGCTATTCATAAACGATGCTATTACTCTATGAAAACAGAATTTAGATTACTAAGTAAAGTATTTGCAACATACTTACCTCCTGTATACCCATACGCAGTACATGGCGGAGATCGTTTTGTAAAACTTACAGACTTTGATGATAGAGTAGATGTTATTCCAGTTGCTGATCCAAACATATCTTCATTAGCACAAAGAGTAACCCTTGCTAACGAAACATTAAAGATCGCAATGTCAGCACCAGAGATACATGACGTTAGAGAAGCATACAGAAGAGTTTATGCTGCATTAGGAACTCAGAAGATAGATGAATTATTAAAACCAGAAGAACCTAAATTTCCAAAAGATCCAGCTATGGAAAACATGGAAGCATTACAAATGAAAATGCCTAAAGCATTTCCAACACAAGATCACGATGCACATATAGCAGCACACTCATTGTTTATCAAAACAAGAATGGTACAAATTAATCCTGCTGTGTACGCATTACTACAAGGACATATATCAGAACACATTTCACAAAAGTCTTCTCAAGAAGTTGTAGAAGCATTAGCGGCAAGTCCAGCAGAAAAAATGTTAGCAAAAACAAATCCAGAAATGTTTACAGTTAAGATGAACGGATTGATTGCACAAAGAACTGTTGAGCTTACCTCACAACTACAACAAGCAGAAGCTTCTGGCGAACAGAAAGTAGATCCGTTAGTTGCTCTTAAACAAAGAGAGTTAGATCTTAGAGCTATGGACTTACAAATTAAACAAACTAATATTTCTACAGACAATGCTTTAAATGCTTCTCAATTTAAAGTTGATACTTTAATGAAGCAACAGGAACTTGAAATCAAAGATAAACAATCTTATGATAGATTAAATATTGCTAAAGAAAAAATTCAATTAGCTAGAGAGAAACAAAGTAAGCAATGATTAAAAAAGAAAAAGAACCAGTGCTTGGTAAAAGATTTGGGCCACCTCCTTTAAGAGGACCTATGCCACAAATTCCACCAGTAGATAAAAACTTAAAAAAATTATAATATGTTACAAATGTTAGGAGCAGTTGCACCATTAGCTAAAATCTTATTTAGTACAATTGAGAAATCAGTACCAGATAAAGATTTACAAGAAAAATTAAAAGCACAATTACAAACTCAATTGATGCAATCTCACACACAAGAACTAACAGCAGCAGCAAAAATTATTGAAGCAGAAGCTAAAGCTGGATGGTTTGCATCTAGTTGGAGACCATTACTAATGTACGTATTAATATTTATATTAA